TATTTCTTTTTTAGAAAAAAAGAAACAAAAAAGCGACGCTGCGGTTTCTGATTTGGAAAATGAAAATTCAGAATCTCCCTTAGAGACCCTTCAAGCTCCAAAAGAACAAAGCGGCAGCGGGCGGAAGAAATTCACCATACCAACCCCTGAAGAAGTGCAGGCTTATTGCGATGAGCGCAAGAATGGCATTTCAGGGCAACAATTCTGCGACTTTTACAGCTCTAAAGGATGGAAAGTAGGTAGTCAGCCAATGAAAGATTGGAAAGCAGCGGTACGCACATGGGAGGTACGGAGAAAAGACCAATCACCCCCTATAGCGCAATCGCAACCGCAAATTTCAACGCCAAAACGTATCCGCTTTGACGAATACGGAAACGAGATAGTTTATTAAAAAAATAGCCTTTAAAATGCAAAATAAAAATACACCAAATGACCCAGAATTGGAGGCTATCGTACTTGGGGGCATGCTCATAGAGCAGCGAGGAGTCTCTGAGGTAGTTGAGGTGGTGAAGGATACGAATGTATTTTACAACCCTAAAAACGCCCTTGTTTATGACGCTATCCTCTCCCTATACAAGTCCTCGCAAGGGGTGGACATGATGACTGTGAAATCGGAGCTTCAGAGAATAGGCAAGCTCAAAGAAGCGGGAGGAGGTAGTTACCTTGTAGCGCTCACAGAAAGGGTATCCTCTTCAGCGCACATACAGAACCACGCATTACTTCTTATGCAGATGTACGTTAAGCGTAAGAGTATTGAGGTAGGTTATAACCTTGCTGAGCAGTCGTACGAGGAGGATACTGACATCTTTGAAGTCTTAGATAATTCCTACAAAGAGCTTGATAAGATTTCTGATTGGCTATCTATCAAACAACCGAAAGAGATAGGCGATTATCTGACAGAAGTGCTCAAACCAAGAGCTGAAAGAGATAGTATTCCTATGGCTGTGAGAGATATTAACCTCAAGCTAAATGGCTATCAACCGAGTGACCTTGTAATCATTGCAGGACGCCCTGCCATGGGAAAAACAGCATACGCTCTAAGTGATGCTCTCCATCAGGCACGAATGGGATACCCTGTAGGTGTATTCTCTCTCGAAATGAGCGCACGACAACTTACTGCGAGGCTCTTCGCTAACTATGCGGGGATAGATGGTAATAAATTAGCTTTTGGCTCACTATCTCCAAGTGAGATGGAAGTAGCAGCAAGTTTTAGACCCTCATTCGGAAAGTTGCCATTGTACATTGACGATGAACCTTTCATTACTCTCTTATCACTTAAGATCAAAGCTAAAAAGTGGGTGCGAGAAAAAGGGGTAAAGATAATTTACATAGACTATCTCCAACTCATCAGTAACTCCCAAAGAGGACGCACGAGAGACCAAGAGATAAGCGAAATATCTCGCACTCTTAAAGGGTTGGCTAAGGAGTTAGATATACCTATCATAGCACTATCACAATTATCTCGTGGAGTAGAAACACGAGGGGATAAGAGACCCATGTTATCAGACCTTCGTGAGTCAGGAGCTATCGAACAAGACGCTGATAATGTATTATTCCTCTATCGACCTGAATACTACGGAATACCAACTTGGGAGGATAATACACCAACAACCAATGAGGTTGAAGTTATCATCGCTAAATTTCGTAACGGAACAACTGGAGGGATAATAGCAGGTTGTCAGTTGCAGTACATGCGTTTTTTTGAACGAGGGGGGCTAAATAATCCTTTTCCTTCTCAAGAAAAAGAACTACCAAAAATTGACCCTAAAAACAATAGTCCATTTTAAAGAAAAACGAATATGAAAAGTACAAAATTTTTAACAGAATTAAGAGCACGAGGTCTACAAATCACAGAAAAGGAAGCGCAATACCTCATGGAAATAGCCGTATCTAATTACCGAGAAAACAAGGTAAAACCAATCCTTAAGCGGGAAAATATGGCTCATTACCTTATCCTTGCATTAGCATTCTCGGACGCTACTAATGAGCTATTACACATGATTGACGAGAGTAATTTAAGATATAAATTCAAAAGCAACTTCAAGAATGTGAAGAAGCATACAAAAGATATTGTAGATGAGTTTTATAGAGTGAATAAAGCCGATACTCAACTCCTTGAAGCGTTCAAGTCATACGCGGATGATATATCTGAGTTGGTATATATCCACTTAGACGGAATTAATAACAGAGACAAAGCAAATGAAAAAACAAACTAACACCCCATTAAGAGCATTTGAGATAGCCGTAGATAGGCTGCTTATTGAATTCTGTGAAAAGCACGATTTAAGCTATGAATTTTCCGTAGGTAATGATAGTGTAGATATATTTCTAATATCTGACTACTTCTTCAGTCTCTCGGATATATACTTTGACATCAAGAGCAATCAACCCAAAGGGAAAATCATAGAGTGGTACGATTACCTTCTTGATAATGAAGTAGAGATTAGTTATTATTCCTATTGCATAGGATTGAGAAAGGAACAATTAAGTAAAAAGCAAAACGATTAAAATTTATAGAACCATGAAAACGATCCAAGAACTCGTCCCTCTTATCCAAGAGTGGGCAAAAGAAAGGGGGATATTTGACAAAAGCACCACATTTGACCAACTACTTAAGGCTCACGAGGAAGTTGGAGAGCTTATCAAAGCGTGTTATGACACTGACAAGCCAGCTATCCAAGATGCGATAGGTGATACTATGATTTGCCTTATTAATTATTGCGAGTTTATAGTAGAAGATGTATTATTGTATATAAAGACCGCAACTGAAATACTCCCTTGTAAGAAGGTGAATAAAGTGTTACTTGCTGTTGATGTTAATTCTCATTTAAGTCTTATATTGAGTAAATTCTTATATAAAAGAAATGGAGTTGATATACCTGATTTAGATGATGTGTTAGGATTATTTAATAGCCTTCATAATATAGCTTTCTTAGAAAATACAACCCTTGAGGAGTGTCTAAACATCGCATACAACGAAATCAAAAACAGAACAGGTAAAATGATTAACGGAAAATTTGTGAAAGATTAATTAAAAAAGAAAATGATGCAGATTATAAATAACAAAGGAGCCATTATTGGACAACAAATTAACTTAGGTAACATTGATAATTTAAATGTCGATGACTTATTTAAAGATAATGTCAATATGAAAAATAAAATCAAAGCAGAAATAGTGGCTCATAGTAAAAGAGCTAATACAGGTGAAGAAATAATCACCTATAAACTAACATTTCCTCGTATCATTTTATCCGAAGTCAATACTTACAAGATGATTGAAAAGAATACAAGCTCTTCTCGTGCTATTCCATTTGAAAAGATGGTTGAAGTAGTAGAAAAAGAACCTTTTATTCCCCTCGCATGGCAGCGCTCACACAAAGGTATGCAAGGAACTGAATACATTACAAACAGTGATGATATTCAAATGCTTGAACTTGAATGGGTTTCTGCAAAAAATTATGCGATAAAACAAGCGAAGGTCTTAAACAACATGGGGGCTTCTAAACAAATTTGCAACAGGTTGCTCGAACCTTTCACGTGGGTCACACAACTCTGCACAGGGACTCGTGAATCATTTGAACACTTGTTTGAACAAAGATGCCCTATTTATGATATTTCAAATGAAGTATTAGAGTTAGCTGCAAGTGATACAGAAACTTCCTTTAAAAGTAAGAAAGATGTCATTAAAAGGTTTCCTCAATTATCAAAAAAAGATGATTTATGGTGGTTACAACACAACAAAGGTCAAGCAGAAATACACTTCATGGATTTAGCCGAGAAAATGTATGATGCTTTGAATGAATCTGAACCAATTCTTTATATTAACTCTTTAAATGATTTTTATGACAATTTTTGGCATATACCTTTTGAAGAAGAAATAAAAGAAAAGTTTGGTAAAGATATAAGTACAGAAGATATTATCAAGATGTCAGTATGTCTCACAGCTAAAATATCTTACACTAAGATTGGAGATGAAAATACAATTACTATAGAGAAAGCAAGAGAGATGTATGAGAGATTAAAAAACTCAGGACATTGGAGTTGTTTTGGACACATAGCTAAGTGTATGACTGATTATGAATATGATACTTGGATAAAAGGAAAGTGTGAAAAAAGTGAGAGTCTTAATATTTTAGCTGTCCCTAATGAAGCAAAGGGATTCAATAAGAATTTAAGAGGATTTGTAAGTCTAAGGCAATATATTGAAGATAAATCTGATTTTAATTATGAATAAGAACTTAATTGTCCTATCAGGAAAGAAAAGAGTAGGAAAGGACACCGTGGCTAATCTATTCAATGACTACACCCAACGTAAATACGCACTAAGAGCCTTTGCCGAGCC